CTTTAATGCCGGAGATGGTAATTCTACAAATGGTGGTATTGATTTCTCTACATACTCTGGTAGTTTGTTCTTAACCCCATCAGGGTTTAGTTCTACTACTGCATCGATGTTGCACGTATCATCTTCATCGAATATAAACAACGTAAACTTAATATTCAAAAATAGTAATACTGCGGCTGATACAATAGTAAGTGGTAGTGGTAATATATTCACAAACCCAGCAGCACCAACCGCAGGATTTAAAAGATATATGACTGGTGGTAATATAGCAGTTGGAGGTAGTGGAGTAGCAATTCCACAAATATCAGGCTCTATGGCATTCTCACCAACGATAGCTAATAACTATTTTGGTGTATCTGCAAATCCTATTACATTAAGAGGACCTGTTAGTTCATCTGCATATACAATAACTAATAACGTATTTGGAGGTGGAACTATTAATTTAGGTACTTCTGCAGCTAACCATTTTGAAAGAGCAGTTACTGGAGTAAGTATTCAAAGTAACTTATTAGCAGGTGCTATTAACGCTATAGCAAGTAAAACACAATTATCATCATCGGTTGCTATTGGTTCTAATATTGTTGGTGGAGGAGTTACATTATCTATGGATAGTTCATCTATCAATTTTAATGGTAATAGTGTTCAGGGAACATTAACTGTAAATAACTCATATTTCCCTTCTACAACTGGCTCACAGGTAGTATCATCTGTTCAGGGTGGATTATATATTGGTAGTAATACAATATACGCATCAGGCTCTAACGCAACATTTACGGGCGCTCCTGGTAGAACAATTAATAACGCCGTTATGTTTGGTGCTAATAACGTAATATCTGCATCCCTAAATGGTGATTTAGCACAAGTTGCTTCTACAACCTTAATAGGACAAGGATTAGTTGTTGTTGGTTCTAATAGTAGAACTGCTGGAGCATCGGCAGCTGATTGGGGTTCAGTATTCGTAGGTAGATGGAACTCTTTAACAGGTAATAGTGATTTAACTGCTGAAACAATCTTCGCAGTTGGTACGGGTACGGGAACAGCTGCAAGAAAGACTGGATTCTTAATCGATAGTGGTTCTAACACATTTGTAGAAGGTACATTAAACGTAAGTGGTAGTACATCTCTAACAGGTAGTTTAACTATTCAAAGTGGAAGTGCATTCTTCGCAAATGGAAACAAACAATTTAATGTAGGTGCATTTACTTCTACAATAACTCAATCAGGTAGTGCAGCAGTATCACAATCAATGACATTTAATGTAACTGATATTTCAGAGGGTGTAACTCTAAATGGTGGTGGTACTCAATTTATATTAGCAAATAGTGGAACATACAACATTCAATTCTCAGCACAAATATTAGCAGATACGGGAGCAGATGATGTATGGATTTGGTTAAAAAAGAATGGAACTAATATTGATAACTCTGCAGGTAGAGTAACATTGGCAAACAATGAAGAATTAATGGCAGCATGGAATTATGTTGTTACTGCAGCTGCCGGTGATTATTTTGAATTAGTTTGGGAGAGTGCAGGTGGAGATGCATTATTATTATACAATATTGCAGCAGGAAACTATCCAGCAGTACCATCAGTAATTGCAACCATAACGCAAGTAAGATAAAAAAAAATTACAACTTTTTAAACCGAAGTTGTTATTATTATATAATTTAGAAAAATCAAAAAAATTATGAACGCTAAAAAAGTATTAAGTAAGATATTAACTCTTTTATCAAACGATGAAGTTAACTTAACTTACGCAAGATTGAAAGACGGAACAATTGTAGAATCAGCTACGTTCGATGTAGGTGAAGATTTATTCGTAGTATCAGAAGATGGAACTAAAGTTGCTGCACCAGATGGTGAGCATGAATTAGCATTGAAAGATACTGAAGGAAATGAAACCCTAATCAAAGTAATCTCTAAAGATGGTAAAATTGTTGAAAGAGAAAACGTTGAAATGGAAGATGTTGAAGTAAAAGACATCCCACAAGCAGGCGCAACTGATAAGGCTAATGAAGTACCAACTGCTGAAGGTTCAGTAGAAAGTGGAACTTTAATGGCTGAAGTAACTGATGAAGCAGAAACTATCCCACAAGATGATGAAGCTCCTATGAAAGAAGAAGCAACAACTGAATTAGGTGATATGGCTAAGAAAATCGAAGAGATGTCTTATCGTATCGAAGAAATGGAAAAGAAAATGGCTAAGATGGCTGAAATAGAAATCGAAGTTGGTGGTGAAGAAGAAGATGAAGAAGAGGATATGCCAAAATTAGATGGAGCACCTATCGAAGAAGTAGCTAAGTTTTCAGCAGAAAAAAACAATAAAGCATACGGTAAGAAAGTAAAGAACACCCAAAGTTCTTTCTTATCAAAATTATATAATTAATCAAAACATTTAAAAAAAATGAAAGCAAAACAAAATTTCGCACTTCCTTCAGTAACTTCTACCTACGCAGGTGAAGCAGCTTCAGGATTTATCGCAGCAGCGTTATTAAGTGCAAGAACTTTGGATAATAAATTAGTAACTATCATGCCAAACGTGAAGTACAAATCTGTAATCCAAAAATTAGATGTAAGTGGTATCACACAAGATGCTTCTTGCGATTTCGTAACATCTGGCTCAGTAGCTCTAAGTGAGCAAGTATTGACTCCAAAAGAATTACAAGTTAACTTGGAATTATGTAAGCAAGAATTCGTAGATAGCTGGGAAGCATTATCTTTAGGATTTTCTGCATTCGATGAAATTCCAAAGAACTTCAATGATTTCTTAATCTCTTATGTAGGTGGTAAAGTAGCAGAAGCAACTGAACAATCTATTTGGCAAGGTAACAACGCAACTAACGGTCAATTCGGTGGTTTCCAAACAGCATTATCTGCATCTATTGCAGCTGGTGGTGCAGGAGCAGTATTAGCAGCTAAGAGTGGTTCAATCATCATCTCTGGCTCTATCACAGCAACTAACGTATTATCAGTAATGAATTCAGTAGTAGACACTATCCCTGATACTGTTTATGGTAAAGAAGATTTATTATTGTACGTTCCAACAAACGTAGCAAAAGCTTACCAACAAGCATTAGCAGGTGGTGCAGTAGGAGCTAACGGATGGAACAACCAATTAAACGTTGGTGAGAAACCATTCAATTTCAACGGAATTGAAATCGTATTATGTCCAGGTATGACAGCTTCTAAAATCGTAGCAGCTCAGAAATCTAACTTATTCTTCGGAACAGGTTTATTATCTGACTACAATGAAGTTAGAGTTTTAGACATGGCAAATATTGATGGTTCTCAAAACTATCGTATTATAATGAGATACACAGCAGGTACGCAATTTGGTATCGGTTCTGATATCGTTTACTATGGTGCATACTAATAGTAACTAACTAACAAATAAAGGGTGGTGAGAAATCATCACCCAATTATTAAAAACTAAAAACATTAACAGATATGGCTTGTAATTTATCACAGGGAAGACAAGAGGTTTGTAAGGAATCGATAGGTGGACTTCAAGGAGTTTACTTCATCAATTATACAACCGGTTCTTTCACTAAGAACGGAAGCGGAGAGGTAACAGCATTACCATCCGGCTCAACAGTTTATTACTATGAATTGAAGGGCACAAGTGCATATACTGAAACTGTTAACACATCTCGTGAAAATGGTACAACTTTCTTCTCTCAAGAGTTAACTCTTAATTTGAAGAAATTAACAAACGAAATGACTACTCAATTAAAGCTTATGGCTTATGGTAGACCTCAAATCGTTGTTTGGACTAATAACGGAGATGCATTGTTAGTTGGGCAAGACCATGGAGCTGATGTTACCGGGGGTACTATTCAAACAGGTGGAGCAATGGGTGACCTTTATGGTTATTCAGTAACTTTCACAGGTATGGAGCAATTACCGGCAGCATTCTTATCAGGTTCGACTACAACTAATCCATTCGCTGGATTAAGTGCACAACCAACTATCGTAGGTAACTAATCAGTATATCACAAATATATTATAAAGACCCTTTCAGAAATGAGAGGGTTTTTTTATGCTTAACTATTTTGAGGTAATTCGTTGTTATTAATAAGATAATACGAGATAAACAATAGATAAATGCTAGCATATTTCATTTCACAAAGTAATGAGTACACTATTCGTACTCAACCTACTGCTTCCAACCAATTTACTATGTCATTGCAAGATATGACAACGCAAGATATATTCACTGCTTCTCTATCTGGCATCACTTATGAAGGGCACGAATCTATATTGGCGTTCACCGCATCAATTACGGGCTCAATAGTTAGTGAAGAGTATAGAGCAACAATTTTAAATAGTGGAAGCGTTGAACCCATATGGCATGGGACTGTGCAAGTATATGCATCACAAAGTATTGATAAATCAGTATATGAAAATAAGAATACACAATACAAATCTAATGTGTCTGAAAACAAATATATCATAATGAAATAATATGAAGAAAGAACAAAACTTTTCGGTTGTAAATGTAAATACTAACTCATTGCCTGTTATCCAAGAGGATACTAAGACAAGATATAGTTGGGTGCCGTTCGGTGTTTATGGAAATGATGATTTCTTTGATGCAGTAACTTTGGCATACAATACATCAACTACTACATCAGCGTGTGTTGAAGGATTAGCTGATTTAATCTTTGGTAAAGGAGTATATTCTAAAAGACCAGAATTTAATGATATATTAGCAAAATTAATTCCACAAGAAGAAATTAAAAGAGTATCATTTGATTTTAAATTGTTTGGTAATGCAGCATTTCAAGTATATTGGAATGATGACCATACTAAGATAAAGAAAATGTATCACGTGCCAGTACAAACACTTAGAGCTGAAAAGCTATATGGTGCAGCACGTATTGAGAACTATTACTATTGTACTGATTGGCAAGACCAAAGAAAGATTAAAGATAAAAAGAAGATACCTGCATTTGGAACATCAAATGAAAAGATGGAGATACTATACATTAAACATTATGTACCAGGTCTTTACTACTATGCATTGCCTGATTATGTTTCATCTTTACAATTTGCATTATCTGAAGCTGAATTAAGTAACCTACACTTTAGTAATATCACTAATGGTTTCTTACCTTTGGTTATGGTAAACTTTAATAATGGAGTACCTGCGCCTGAAGAAAGACAAACTATTGAGGATTTATTGCAAGCTAAGTTTACAGGCACAAATAACGCTGGTAGATTTATGTTATCTTTCAATGATGATGTAGCAACTAAGCCAACAATTGATACAATTAATATCGATAATATGCATGAGAAATTTCAGTATGTTGCTGAATATGCACAAGATAGAATATTAGTATCACATAGAATTACTTCACCACTCTTATTTGGTATTCGTACTACTAATAACGGATTCTCTTCTCAATCAGAAGAAATGAAAACAGCATTTAGTATCTTACAAACGATGACTATTATGCCATTTCAAAATATCATATTAAACGTATTAGATTACGCATTAACTGAAGGTGGATACCCAGATACACAAATTTACTTTGAGCAATTAACTCCATTAGTAATTCTTTCAACAACTGCTGAAGAAACTGATAAGACTGTAGCGCAAGTAGAAGATGAGGTAAACGATTCAATGGAAAACCCTGCAACAATAGAAGATGAGCCAGTAGATACAAATGAAGATGTTGTTGTAGATACGAGAGAAGATATTAACTTTATCAGAACAGTAGGAACTCAATCAGCATTTTTTGCAAAAGAATATAAATAAAAAAATATGTCATACGCACTTTTTATAACAAGAAACGATATTATCAAAAACACTCCTTTACAGGGTGCTATTGATGCTGATGCACTTTTACCATTTGTAAGAGTATCGCAAGATAAGTATTTGAAGAATTTATTAGGAACTGTCCTATTCGATTATCTACAAGAAAAAATTACTGATAATACTATTGGTACATTAAGTTCATACTACCAAGAACTAATGGATGATTACATTAAAAATACTTTGATGTGGTATGCGTGTGTTGAATACATTCCATTCAGTTCAGTACAATTCAAATCTAATGGCGCTGTGAAGCAACAGAGTGAGCAAGGCGTCGCTCCATCTAAAGGGGAGATAGATTACCTTAAACAGATATCACAAACGAATGCTGACTACTATGCGTTGAGATTACAAAACTATTTGATTTCATACTCTCAAAACATTCCTCAATATTTAGAGACTGTTGGTAACCAAACACAAATTTATCCTGACCAAAGTAATCAATACTTCGGTGGAATTCAATTATAATAAACTATGGCATTAATAAACGATAGCGGCACAAACTTTTCGTTGTATTATAATATTTTGGACTATTTCAAAACTATTATGAACAACCATCCTTCTATTGGGTCAGTAACACAAGGACCTATATCTGAAGTTGATGATAGAGAGTATCCAATATACCCAATGGGTAATGTACAAATTATTGATGCAGCTTTGGGTGCAAACTATACTGATTATACTATTCAGTTAATTGTAGCTGATAAACAAAAAAATAAAAGCAATGAATCTTCTGGAAGTGCTAACTCTCAAACAATTCCGTTCTATGGAGTGGATGATGTTGTTGATATTCATGCTAACACATTTTCAATTGTAAATGATTTGACATCTTATACACAATATAATGTTGAAGCATTGGAAGTAAACAATGATGTTGATTGTATCCCATTTATGGATAGATTCAATAATGGTTTAGCGGGATGGGCATCTACGTTTGTAGTTAGAGCACACAACAATAGAAATCGTTGTTTGTTTGAATTATTATAATGAAAACTCTTGCAGAAGTAGCAACAGTATATAAGACAGTTGCTCAAACACTTATTAGAAGCGGATATAGTGGTTGGAAGAAAGCACCATATGATACAGGCAATTTGTATCGTACCATAGGTTCATTTAATAATGAACAAAGAATGGTATTTACACAAGGTAAGCGTTCATTCTTAAATTTTAACTATGCACCTGATGGTGCTAAGTATGGTTTATATGTAGAGAAGGGAACAAGCCGAATGCCATCTCGTCCATTCGCAGAAACTGCTGCAAATTCATCTGAAGTTAGAGAAGCTATAAGAGAATACCAAAATTCTGAAGTTGATGAAGTTCGTAACGAAATAAATAAACGAATGACAATCATTATGAAGGATGCAGGATTCCAAAAGAGCTAACCATCAATTACTTTTATTGTTTTAGTGGTTATATAAGAAAGATTTAATTAGATGGCTATAACAATTTTACAAACTCCTTCGGAAGTTAGCTTAGCACAATCACCTATCATATTTTCAGTATCATCATCTATTGATATTGCTAATAGTGGGTTTCAATATGTATGTGACTTATATTATTGGACAGGCTCTTTAGCCGCATCTGGCGGTGTAGATTATCAATTAGTAAAGTATCCAAATACTTCATTTTGCGGTATCTTTGATTTAAGTAGAATTTTAAACTCTACAATGACATCGTTAGCCGAACAAAATACATCTAATGTAGTGGCTTATAAAGCCGATTTCTATTACAGATACTTAGTAAATAATATATATGTAAATGATACAGGTTCGCTAATTTCATCTAACATATACAAAGTATTAGATGGATATTCTATTTTCCAAGAAGAAATAAATCAACCAATTTACGCTAAAACGCCATATTGGCCATTAATGACTGATGGACCTGCTACACAATCTTGCTTTACTACAAATACGGGCACACAAGGTGCATATGTTGGAAGTAATGGTTTAACTGCAAATAACGTACTATATGAATCAAACTTAGGTCTTACTTTTACACTTGCATTAAGCGGTAGTGCAGGAACTACACAAACTGAAATTAGTGATTATCCAATTGGTCCATCGGAAAGTAATTTTCCTTTTGCAACTGTTGGATTAGAATGGTTTAAGATAACTGCTCGCAATAATACAACACCTGTAGCGTTACCAATAACATATAACGTTGAGTGTAACCAAAAGTATCCTAATGTTAGAATTAAGTGGAAAAATAGATTTGGACAATTTGATTACTACAACTTTAATATGGTTAGTAGAGAATCATTCAGTACTGAAAAGAGAACATATCAGCCACAATTAGGTAGCTGGGGTGGTAGAACTTTATCATATAATAAAGAGGACTCTCAAACACAAAACTATATTGTAGATTCTAAGCAAGGATTATCAGTCAATAGCTGGTTTCTGCCTGAAACCTATAATGATATATTTAAACAATTAATGGTTAGTGATGAAATATATTGGGTATATGATGAAGTAAATAACTTTGTTAAACCATTAACAATTACAACATCTAACATCGTATTTAAAACAGGTGTAGTAGACCATTTAATTCAATACCAATTTGATTTTGAAATCGGACAAGGATATAAATTAATTATCTAATGGGAGTAACATCAACGCAAGGATATAATTTTAGATTAATAGCAAATGGTGAACAATTAGACCTTTTTAAAGATGAAGCGATTACAATATCTAACAACGTAACAGGTTTATTTGATGTTGATATTTTACCTTCTGATTTTAGTAGGACTATTACTTTACCAGGTACAAAAATAAATAATGCTTTCTTTGAGCACGTTTATGATATATCAGTAAACGAACCTTATTTATTTGAAACAAATATAAAGGTGCCTGCTTACTTTGATTTTGGTGGTATCTATTTGATTAATGGATACTTACAACTTATAAAAGTAAACTTATATGAAAATAAATTTATTGATTCATATGAGATTTCTATATTCGGTTCTCTATCTTCATTTAGTAGAGATTTAAATCGTACATTTTTAACTGATTTAACTGGCTCATTAGCAAAGTATAATCACGTATCCAATGTTACAAATATAAAAGAAAGTTGGGTAGGTAATCTATTCAGCGGCTCAGTAGTTTATCCATTGGCTGAATATGGTCAAAAAATAAACTATTCAGCAGAAGCATTCTTCGGCGCAGATGATATAGAGGGTTCTTTAAACGTTCAAAACTTTAAACCTGCAATCAGAGTTAAAGCTGTATGGGATGCAATATTCGAAACATTCGGATATACATATACAGGCTCATTTTGGCAGAATGAATGGTTGGATGATGTTTATATGATTGCTAATTATGGATTAAAATACCCAGAATACTCCGATGTTGATTTGGAATCATATGGACAGATAAGAATATCAGCAATTAGTGGAAGTGGTTTAAACAACGTAACAATGTCAGTTAATACTGATAGGAATGTAACGTGGTTTAATATTGAAAAAGATTCATCAGGTTTTGTTGGAGGAGCAGTATCATATAAAGTAGAAAAGTTAACAAAGTTAAGAGGTACTATAAATTTAAACTATAAAGTATCTTCAACTTCAGCTGGAAATGGTGCACCACAATTCTTTTTAGATATTATCCCAACAGGTTCTGCATTACCGGCATCAACGACTAACTTAGTTGAAATTAACAATTATATGCAATCAGTTGTATTAGCAAATACTTCAACTGTAAATACAACATATAATATACCAACGAGATTTAATACAGTTGCTTTGCCAGCAGGTACATATAATTTTGCTTTAAGATATACAGCATATAACTCACCTTTTATTCAGGTTGTTTTAGACCCAGGTGATGCACCTAAATCTTTTTTGACTGTAGATGAGGTATGCCAAGCGGCTGATTTTAAAACATTAGTTATGGCTGATAATATGCCATATGGAACTAATGGAATTAAATGTGTTGATTTTATTAAAGGAATTCAACGTAAGTTTAATTTAATGATATATCCATCTAAGACTGTACCAAATCAATTTATTGTTGAAACATTTAATAATTGGTATAGAAGTGGTCAGATTAAAAACTTTGATAATTACATTAACTTAAATGATAAGATAGAAGTAATGCCTGCTAATAACTTAGCAGTTAATAAATTAGAATTTGGTGATACATTAGACCAAGATTATGTTTCACAACAATTTAGTAAAGCTGCTAATAGAGAATATGGTAAAACATATTATGTAGATACTCAAAACTTTTTTTCACAAGGTGAATTTAAAGTACAATCTGCATTTGCTTCATCTCCATTACTATTGGTTGCAGGTAGTGGTATATCAGGCTCAAATGGTTCATCAGATATTGTGACCGGAACTAATAGTATTTATATTGAGGATTCGTTTTATTCATCTGAACCTATAACCTGTTTGTTTACATCATATGTTAATAGAACAAATAGAACTGAAGTATCTTTATTAGATTCTAATGGTAACACAATTGTAAATACAGGCTTTCCAATAAGTATAAATCTATCATACACATATAGAGGATGTAATGGATTTGGAAACATTTATAGAGAAACTATTACAATTGCAAATGGACAATCATCAGCATACTATGAGTATCAAAATCTTAACTATGTAGATTGTGGACAAGGTAGTTGTGATGCCGAAACAATTGAACTTCAATGTGTAAATTCTATAACAGGTCAATCACTACCAATAAATAGTCTTTCACCTTTTAATACTATATGCTAATATGGGACAAACTAATCCAATATACATTCCAACGTTTATAAACAGTGAAGCGTATGCGCCGGCTAGAGTATTACCTCATATATACTTTTTTAATGGAAACAAACCTTGTAGACCTTTTTGGTTTCAAGGATATAATGATGCAGCTAACACTGTAGTAGCACAACAATATAGTTCATTTCCTTATTTTGGAAATTATAGTGGCATCGTTTCAACATCAAATTCAATTTCATTGTTATTCAATAACGAAGAAAGTCCGTATGGTGATATACCAACTGAATCTCTTTATACAACGTATTGGGAAACCTATATGACTTTATTATATAATCCAAAGACAAGAGTGATAAGTTGTTCAGCTATTATTCCTTTGGCTAATTATTTTGATATGGAATTAAATGATGTTGTATTTTGGAGAGGGAACTATTATCATTTAAGAGCAATAAATGATTATAATATATCAACAGGCGAATGTGGTTTACAATTATTAGGTCCAATTATACCTGATACATTACAGGCTTTATTAGGATTAGATTGTAACTTTGATTTTACGGAAAGAACTGCATAAAATAAAAATATGGCAATAAATAAAATAATAACTCTGACAGAAGAAGGACTTAACGCAGGTCCTTACTATGAAGCGTATTACTCAACTGATTGTAGTAATTATACATTAGCTACATCATCTTTATATTTGCCTGAAGTTGGTTCAACTGGCAGTATCGTAGTTGCTGACAATACAATTTGTATAAAGTTAGTTAACTTATCTCCTAATTGTGGATTGAATGATATCGTTTATGATTTCAGAGCAACAACTACTACGACTGTACCCGTTCCGCCTCCGTTTACAACTACTACAACCCAAGGACCTACTACTACAACGACTCAAGGACCAACAACAACAACTACTCAAGGACCTTTACCAACAACAACAACGTATGGTCCATCTGCTAGAGTTGTAGCACATAGTTGTCAAAACTTTTATGATTTTAACACTTATAGAGTTCCAGGTTCACCAACTCCAGAAATTGGAGGAGTTTATATTGATGCATATGGTACTTGCTATTATGTAACATCTATACCATCAGACCAAACCCTACCAGGTGTTGGTGATTTAACTTATGTTGGCGCTGAAGGAGCTTGTAGTTCATCTTCGTGTGTTACTACAACTACAACAGCTGCACCATATTGTAATCAATGGCAAGTATTCAATAATACAGGCGCTGGATATTCATTCAAATACTATTATTGTGGACAAAATGAAGCCACTTATTTAGAAGTTCCTGCTAATACTTCAGTTGTTGTGTGTACACAAAATGATAAAATATATAATTCATTTAATGCACCTTTAACATTTACAAATTTAAATACATCGTGTATTGGTACAACTACCACTACAACTATGGCTCCTAATTTGTGGAGAGTTGTTGCGCATGCTTGCCAGGACTTTTACGATTTCAACACTTATGGTGTTAATAAAAATATTACAACAACTGTAAACATTGGTGATGTATTTAAAGATTCAACAGGTACTTGTTACTATGTAACTTCAATACCATCTGACCAAACGCTTCCTGTTGTCGGGGTTCTATCATATGTTGGTGGCAGTGGTGCTTGTTCATCTTCTGCTTGTGTTACAACTACGACTACGCAATCACCCTTCTGTAACACGTGGAAAGTTGAGAACTTAAATGGGTTTGGACAATATTTCAAATATCAATATTGCGGACAGACTGGATACATATATCCTGAAGTAGCTGCTAATAGTTCGGTAACTGTTTGTGTACAAAACAACAACATATTTAATGCATTCAGTTCATCTTTAGTGTTTACTAATTTATCAACTGTTTGTAATGCAACTACTACAACTACTACAACACAAGCGCCTCAAACAATATTTAGAGCAGCACCTTGTGAGAATATATTTAATTTCAACACATATACAGCAGATACATCGCCTTTATTAGTATTAGGAGCAATACTGAAAGATAGTTTTGGTACGTGTTATCAAATACTTTCATTCAATGGAACAACTCCCGTTGGTAGTTTAACATATTTAGCTCCTCCAGGCAATTGTAGTTCTGCACAATGTGTAACTACAACAACTACAATATCTCCGTTTTGTAATACGTGGCAAGTAGAAAATTCATTTGGAGCTGCATATTCATTTAAGTACAAATATTGTGGACAGACTGATTTTATATATCCATCAGTTCCTGCATTCACTACTGCAACTTTTTGTGTACAAAACAATGAGATATATAACGCATTTGGCGCACCATTAGTATTTACCGATTTATCAGGTTCGTGTCAAGCAACTACGACTACTACTACAACTACATTAGCACCAACTACTACAACTACTACGACTAGAGCACCATATTGTGCTATATTTAACGTTGTAAATCAATTTGGCGCAGGATATAATATATCTTATGTGTATTGTGGACAAACTTCAGCACAATTTGTTGAAGTACCACCATATACTACATCATCATTTTGTGTTCAGAATGCACAAATATCAACATTAGGTAATCCGTTAGTTATTACTGAAACAACATCAAGTTGCGTTTCAACTACTACGACTACTACAACAACGGCTGCACCTACTACGACTACAACTACGACTAGAGCACCTTATTGTTCAATTTGGAACGCTGAAAATGCATTTGGTGCAGGATATACTATTCAGTACACTTATTGTGGAATAACAGGTTCTACATTTGTTGAAGTTCCACCAAATAGTACTATTCAATTATGTGTACAAACTGCACAAATTAATACATTAGGCGCACCTATCTTATTAACTGAAACAACATCAAGTTGTGTTCAAACTACAACTACTACGACTACTATTGGTCCAACTACTACGACTACATTAGCACCGGGTTGTTGGATATATTTAGCTCAGAATACAGGACTTGGTTCTGCAAATGTTAATTACATAAATTGTGAAGGAACAGGTAGTGTTTATTCAGTTCCAGCTAGTGGTTCAGTTGAATTATGTGTATTAAACGCACAAATTAGTTCTTCATATTTTCCAATGGTAATTACGAGAACTTCAATTAGTTGCGCAGGTGGAACTACTACTACAACAACTGCAGCTCCTACTACAACTACTACAACTACAACTGCAGCACCAACAACTACAACTACAACATTACCATTTGTTGCAAATCAAAAAGTAGTTATTGAAAGTTGTGAAGGACCTGGTGATATTACAACTCCAATTCAATTGGCTGTAAATGGTAATCAATTACAAAATGGTCAAGTTGTTAAGATATTAGGTGGATTCGCTGGATTAGATTGTTATACAATTACTAATAATAATTGGACAGCAAGTGTAGTTTATAATGCAACAGTAGAATATGTATTTAATGATTGTGAAAGTTGTGCAGTAGGTACAACTACTACAACTCAACCACCAACAACTACAACTGCCGCACCCGCTTCCACATATTGGAGAGCAGAGTGGTGTTGTGAACCATTCTCATCTTCTATCATAAAAAATGATACAGGTTTGAGTTTTCAAAATTTGGTTGTATGGAATCCTCAAATTAATCAATGTATGAAAGCAGTAGCAACTGTTGCTACTCAATCAGTTTCTTATACTTATAATAGTTCAAACTATTCAACATACGCATTTGGATATGGTGAAGGTGAATGTGCAAATTGTATTTCATCATCTTTATCAGATGGATGTCCTGAATATGGTATATTTGCTGAATGTTGTAATACTGCATCTACATATGTAGTATATTCAGTATTTCCTGAAATATTTACAGCAAGTTATGTATTATCTCCAATGAATACATTACAAAATAGTGGAAGTGGTTATCCGATAAATACGTGTTTACAATTCGTATCATCAACAACTGCATCTGCTGCTGATATATCAATACTATCAGCTAATGATTTTAGTGGATATAATTTATATGGTAATTATGCTTGGTCAAAAACCAATTGTTTAGCATCTTATCCGTGTCCAGGTGTAACATACGGATGTTGGAGTACTGCCTCTGTATATTGGACTATATCTACCCCTGAAAAAACTGCCGATATTCGTTGGTCAAATTGCGAAGGAACAGGATATCAAATTGGTGTAGCCGGCGATGGAGTTTATACAATATCAGATTGTGTTAAATCAGGAAGCATAGATTTTACTACTGCATTAGGTCCGTATGTTACCGATTTTTCAATATCATATAGTACACAAAGTTGTAATCCAACAACTACAACTACATCGGCGCCACCTACAACAACTACGACTACTATTCCACCTGAAACGTTTATAGTAGCAACTGGTGGTATAACTGGCTCATTTACATCCGGAAGTATTACTTACAAATATCATAAGTTTACTTCAGTTGGAAGTACTTCATTCAATGTATTATCGGGCTACTCATCTCAATCAATAGCATTATTAGTTGGTGGTGGTGGAGCAGGTGGTACAGGTTTATATGATGGAGATAATTCATTTGCAGGCGGCGGTGGAGCAGGTGGTACTAAATGGTTTACAAATATACAATTATATTCAGGAAGTTATAATGTTGATGTTGGAGCAGGTGGATATTGGAATTTAGGAATTCAACTCAATGGGGTTGGTTCATATTTGTCTAATGCAGGCTCTACTCCATTTCCATTAAGTTTATCTGTAACAGCCGGTGGAAAAGGTGGAAATAAAAATTTAGCTGGAGGTTCAGGAGGTTCAGGCGGTGGAGGTGGAAAAAACTCTGCCGGTGGTGCCGGTATTATAAATGAAGGATTCGCTGGAGCAAATGGTACAGGTCTATTTGCAGGCGGTGGTGGAGGTGCAACTGAAGTGGGTGGACACAATGGTGTTTTATTAGATGGTGGATATGGATTACAAACTAATATTGAAGGAACTACTAAATATTTTGGTGGTGGAGGTGGTGGAGCTGCTGGAAGTTCAACAGGCGTTGGTGGACTTGGTGGTGGTGGAAATGGTCAGTATACTGTAGGTACAAATGGAACTGCGGGTACAGCAAACACCGGAGGTGGTGGAGGTGGAACATCTCGTGCATTTGGAGGTCAAGCTGTTGGTGGTGCCGGTGGTAGTGGTATTGTTTATATAATATATCCAACAGAAGCTGGACCTACTACAACTACAACAAGTACTACGAGTACGACTACAACTACAACTCAAGCTCCAACAAAATATTGGAATTTGGTTGGATGTTGTACAAGTGGTTCATACGTTATAGCTGATAATACTACTGGTAATGTATTTGGAGTAAATTATACGTTATATAACCCATCGGAGGACCAATGTATGACAGCTGTTTCTTCCGCTACTTCGCAATCTGTAACATTTACACTTACTGATGCAAATATTCAAACTTATGTATATGGTGTAAATGGTGTTTATAATCAATGTGATAGATGTATTACATTAGGAAATCACCCTTGCGCTTCTACAACTACAACAACTGCAGGTCCTACAACGACTACAACAAGTACTACGAGTACTACGAGTACAACTACAACTGTTGCTCCTACAACGACTACTACAACTGCAGCAATTTCGTTAGTTAGTGGATATAAAGTTTATTTTGACTTTGGTAATAGTTCATCTTATCCAGGTAGTGGTTCAATTGTAACTAACTTAGGTTCAGCAGGTTCTACTATGAGTGGAAGTTTAGTAAACTCTCCAACATATAGTTCATCTAATGGTGGTGTAATGCAATTATCAAAAGCATCAGCTCAATATATTCAGTTTAACACCGCAGTAAGTGCTTCATTTACTACTATGTGTATCGTTAAATACAATGGGTCATCTACATCGTGGGGTACAAGCACTACTGATTACAATGGTTTCCCTAACATTAGAGGAACTAATGGTATCATTGTTACACCAAATATAGATGGAAATACGCAAGTATTGGCAATTATTTGGAATGGTGCATCTGCGCAAGTTCCATCTGGTAACTTTATTTTCCCATCTGATATTGCAGTATTTAACTCATACGCATATACATCAAATGGAACAAATGAACATAAGATGTATCTAAATACAGGCTCAGCAGCAACTGCGACTAACTCATACACAAGAGGTAATTCATCAACTATTACATCTTACATTGGTAGAGATGTTGATAATAACGGATACTTAAATGGATATGTTATGGCATACCTACAATATGATAGAGTTTTAACTTCAGCTGAAATTGCACAAAACTATTCAGTATTTAGTAGCAGATTTTAATACAAAATAAACCTAAGTTGTTATAATAGTATAAATTGGTATTTTATGTTATTAAGACAACTTAGGTTCGTTAGCGCACAGCCCGCAACGAAGTATTACGCATGGCAAGTTGAGGTAATGCTCAACAATTTTATTGAAATGGGTGTAAACCCAAACTTCATTGATATAGTTTGTTGGAAGCAAGATGGTATAGTCCCAGAAGAATGGGATAAACTTCGTAACCACTACAACTATGTACGTTTCTTTTTCTATGATGATATGAGAGAAACTAAACATTACATTTCATCAATCAGACCTAATATTTTAAAGCAACATTGGAAAGCACATCCTTACTTAGAGGATGAGGTAATCTTTTATCACGATTGCGATATTATTTTTAGTAAGCACATTTCTGAATGGATTACTGAAGATATGATAGCAGATGATTATTGGTATGGTTCAGATACTCGTTGGTATATTGCAAACTCATACATCAAAGGAAAAGGTGAAGATGTTTTAAATGCAATGTGTGATGTATTTCAGATTGACCCTAAAGTGGTTGAAGATAATGAAATGAACGCAATCGGTGCTCAATATATGATGAAAGGTGCTACATACGATTATTGGGATTTAGTTGAAAAAAGATGTGAAGTTCTTTTTAAAGATATTACAGCTTTAAATGCAAAAAAGAAAACAGAAGACCCATCTTATCACGAATTACAAATATGGTGCGCAGATATGTGGGCAGTATTATGGTTATCTTGGCAAATGGGTGCTGAAACTCGTTGTCATCCTAACTTAGAGTTCAGTTGGGGTACTTCTACTGAAGATGATTTCTATAAATTAAATATAATGCATAATGCAGGAGTAGTAACTTCAGCTGATGGATTGTTTTATAAAGCTGGATATATGAATGATTACCCTTACTTTAAAGATTTAAAAATAGCTGATAATACGGCATCTAAAAAATATTACGAATGGATTCAAAAGATAGAAAAGATAACATGCTTAAAATAAATAAAGCCACATATGGTGGAGAAGATTGTACTAAATTAATACAATCAAAAATAAAGGGTAATAGACTCGTTTTAAGAGCAGATAATAATTTAATAGGTGATGTTATGCCTGGAGTGGTAAAGTATCTTCAAATCACAGGAGAATACGAAGGAGAGCCATTTGCACACTCGATTAAGGAAGGTAACTTAATAACACTACCAAAAACTAAATTAAATAGATTAGGTATATTTTATTCAAATAATAATAATCATGCTATTTGGCCCGCTATTGAGAAATCATTAGATACAATTAAAACGGCTGCTGAAGGTAAAGCTGATATTATATCGTGTATGTGGAATCCAATGCCAAACAATCCGTTTCATCAATTGCAAAGTTGGTACACATCACAATCGCATTTAAATCAATTACTTCAAATAATGCAATGTTTATATTCAGCTAAAGAAATGGGAGGGTATGAATATGTTTCATTCTTAGAGCACGATGTAATGTATGCTGAAGGACACTTTGATTATGATGAGTTTGAAAGTGGACAAGTTTTAACTAATATGAACTATGGTGGATTATGTAGAACAGGTTGGCAACATAAAGGACAATCAGATGAGCCATTCCATCAAATGACAATGAGGTTTGATGATGCTATTCAGCATTGCTTACATATTTTACCAAATGCATTGGTAACAAATAGTGGTATGATTGAAACTCAAAAATTAAAAAGAATTCGTTGGGAATCTCCTAATGAATCAATTCATATCAATCACGGTGTACATTTTACATCGCATAATTCAATTTACAAAAAAACCGATATTTACCCAGGTCATCCATATTGGGGCGAATATACTGAATACCTTCACTTATTTAATTAATTAATGTTGTTATAAGAGTATGATAAGGAATGTAATAGATATGCTTCAATTTTCAGAATTCGAAAAGAGTAATGAAAGAATAGCAATAGCAAAAGGAAAATATGCTATACCTTACACATACACACAACTAAAAAAGTTAATTAAACGAGTTTGGTATGGCTGATAATACAACCACATATACTACCATTGTTGATGTTGAAGTAAAAGGAGAAAAGGCATTAGATAACTTAGGCAACTCTGCCGAAGAGACTGGTGATAAGTTTACCCGATTACAAAGACAGATACGAGATACTGCTACCGCAATGCAGAAAGCTGCGGAGACAGGTGATAGTGTAAAGTTCAATGCATTAAAAGGGCAATTGGATGATTTAGAAGATAAGTTGGAAATAACAACTTTAAAATCTAAACAATTTGATGATGCCTTAGTAGGTATGCCTGGTCCTGCCGGTCAAGCCGGTCAAGCTATTAAAATGCTTGATGGTGGATTGAAAGCTATGATAGCTAACCCCGTTGTTGCAACTATCGCAGCAATAGTCGGAGTATTTTTGTTGTTTAAAAAATCTTTAGAATCAACATCCGAAGGACAAGAAACCCTTAATAGAATTTCAGCAGCATTTGGTAAGATATTAGGTCCTATTTTGGCTACCATCGAAGCAGTTGCTTTACCTTTATTTGAAGGATTCGCAGTTGTATTAGAAAAAGTAGGAGCAGGATTTGCATGGGTTGCTGAAAAGTTAGGTATATCTAAGAAAAAGATTGATGAAGCATCTTCAGGTATTAAAGATTTCAAAAAGCATAATGAGGATTTAGCTAAAGCAGAAAAGGATGCAGCTGATAAACGTGTAGCAGCATCTAAAGCAGCATCTGAACAAAGAAAGAAAGAAGCTGAAGAAGCTAAGAAGAGATTAGAAGAACAAAAGAAGAATAAGCAAGAGCAAATTAATATTGATGAATCATTAGAAGAATCTGCTACTAAGCTTGGACAAGCTAGAGCAAGAATTACTGATGATAGAATTAAACAATTAAATCAGGAGCAAACATTTGCAGATGCTAACTATCAAAGAGAAGTTAAACGTATCAATGATTTATTAGCAGTTGAAAGAACTACTGCCGATGAAAGAAAGAAATTACTTACTGAAAAGAATAACTTAGAAGCTCAATATATTACCGATAATCAAAATAGACAAACGGCGGTAAATGATGAGAATAAAAAGAGAACTGATGAAGCTAATAAGAGAGCAGAGGATGATAAAAAGAAAGCAGAAGAAGATGCTCAACTTAAATTAGAATTAGAATCAACTGCTAGAGCAGATAAAGCAGCTTTATTAGTTGCTGATTATGAATATGAAAATACTCTTAAAGCACAATCATTTCAAGCAGAGTTAGATTTATTTGATAATGTAAGAAAATTAGAAAGAGATAACCTACAAGCTAATAAAGCATCAGCTGATGCATTACTTGCATTTGATAAGGAAACTGCGGCAAGTAGAATACAAATAGAAAGAGCTCAGCAAGAAACTAAATTAGCAATTATATCAGATGCATTAGGTACAATTGCAGATGCAGTTGGTAGAGAAACAGCCGCTGGAAAGACTCTCGCTATCGCACAAGCAACTATTAATACCTATATGGGTGCTACCAAAGCATTGGCTACATATCCGCCTCCATTTGGTGCAATTGCGGCAGGTACTGTAATATTAGCAGGTTTATTGCAAGTTAAAAAGATTATAAGTACTAAATTGCCTGATATACCTAAACCAGGTGGTGGTTCAGCTTCAACAGGTGGTGGAGGAGGCAGTGCACCATCTATTACGATGCCGCCAGTACCAACAATACCAACGTTAACTGCGCCAGGTGTAACTGCTACGGGTGGAACAAACCCAACACAACAAATAGCAGGTACATTATCAGCAGCAACAAACAAACCGATTAAAGCTTATGTAGTGAGTGGAGATGTATCATCACAACAGGCATTAGATAGAAGAACTTCTAAAGCAGCTACATTTTAATTATTAACTTAACTTAAATTGTTAATATAGTATGAAATTATATGAACTTAAAATAGAGGATGACCAAGACGAAGTGTTTGCGATATCATTAGTTGAATCGCCAGCAATCGAATCTGATTTCGTTTATTTCGATAAGGAAGCAGTTCAATTCGCTAAAGTAGATACTGAACAAAGAATGGTATTAGGCCCAATCCTTATACCTGACAAACATATATTAAGAGTAGATGGTGAAGGACAACCTTACCACGTATTTTTTACAAAGGATACAGTTAAGAAATTAGCTCAAAACTATTTGATGAAAAAATATACAAGCAACTCTACATTAGAACACGAGAAAAATATCAAAGGTGTTCACTTAGTTGAAAGTTGGATTAAAGATGGTAAGTTAGATAAATCAAATAACTATGGTTTAAATTTACCTGAAGGAAGTTGGTTAGGTATGTTTAAAATTACTGATGATAGTATTTGGAATGATTATGTAAAGGATGGTAAAGTAAAAGGTTTCAGTATTGAAGGTCTTTTTACACATTCATTAGTACATGCTTCTAAAATCAATTTAGAGAAGGATGTAGAGGATTTGACAGAAGATGAGGTGAATGTATTGCTTGGACAAATTAAAGCAATTATAAAGAAGGATAAGCGATTTGGTAAGGGTGAAAGGATAGAGATGGAATCTTATTCAGATTATCCATCAGGTGTTTCCAATAATGCTAAGAAAGGAATAGAATTAAACTTAAAGAATAACAACAAATGTGCAACGCCGGTTGGTAAAGTTCGTGCTCAGCAATTAGCAAAGGGTGAACCTATTTCAGCTGAAACAGTGAAACGCATGTTTAGCTATTTAAGTAGAGCTGAAGAGTACTACGATGAAACGGATATGAATGCTTGTGGAACTATCTCTTATTTATTATGGGGTGGTTTAGCAGGAAAACGATGGTCTGAATCTAAATTAAAAGAATTAGGTTTATTTGAAGGAGAACAACCATCAATTAGTTCATCATACCCTGGCGAAGCAGCTAGTGGTTCAATTGCTCCATCATTATTAAATTAATATGAACGCAAATAAAGTACATAAGAAAATAGAAGAGTTCGCAGCTAAGAGAAAGTATATTTCATTCCAAGAGATGACAAATATGGTTTTGACTTGGTATGAACCATTCAGAATATATTCTAAAAAAGTAAGTGGTAGAAATATAACAAGAGATATGTATTCAGTAGCAGGTCCTTCTGGTGATGCTGTATATGATTATGAAGCATATGGATATATGGTTTTCTATGATACGGGTGTAAATGATTTCAGAACCATTGTAATGGAGAACGTAGAAAAAGTTGTTAAAGATGGTATCACATACTATGTAAGTTAAAAATTATAATTATGCCAGTAGATAAACCAAAAGCAGGAGAAACAAAAGAAGAATACTTAGCGTATTGTATTCCATTAGAAGTGGAAGCAGGCTATGAAGTTAGCCAAGCAGCAGCTATTTGTATTTCATATTACGATAAAGATAAGATGAGTAAGGTAAAAGATACTTCATCTAAAGTAATGGCTAGAGTAGCTTATGATACAAAGTTTAAAGGAATAAACTTAGGGCAAATATTGCCTGATGGTGATTACGAATTTGAAGAACCATGTTGGGCTGGATACGAACAATATGGAACAAAAGATATGGATGGTAGAGAAGTACCAAACTGTATCCCAATAAAAGAATAATTATGGAGAATATATACACAGTCATAATAACTGCTATATCAACTTTAGGTGGTGCATCTGCTTGGAGATACTTTGAGAAAAGAGCAACCCATAAAGAAGATGATGAAAGATATATCAGAATGGACTGTCAAACTCGCATAACTAAATTAGAAATACTATTAGAAAAAGCATCTGAAGAGAAAGATATTCTTAGAGCACAAATCTTAGAACTGACAGCTCAAGTAGCTAAACTACAAACATTAGTAGAAGTATTGCAAAATAAAGAATTATAATCAATTAGAGATACTGCTCCTCCTAAGTAATAACATAACCAATTTGATTTTACCGGAGCGTATAGAAGCCACCCCATAAAGGTGGCTTTCTTTATTTAAACAAAAACCCCCAAAGCAAGAACGCAATGGGGGCTACAAAAATTAGTTTGGAGATGGCACTCAACCAAACAATATATAAAAGTAAGAAGGACACTGATGATAAGTTACGATATAAGAATCAGTATTGATTAAGTCCTTCCTTCTTACTATATAACAAAGATACTAAAAATAATTTACACTTCCAAATAAAAAAGTTTAAAATAAATCGGCGTTTCAAAATTTGCGCTATATATATTACTGTACGATATAAATTAATATTTAGAACATTTGGTAATTTAAAATAATTGTATTATATTTGAATATCAAATTTAAAAATGGCATAACTCTAAAAACAATCCCAAATTACATCTTTACTCCTGAGCAGTGGTATATGGAGTCTAATCAATAGCCACCAAACTTTCAGTAATCACTCTGATTGGACCAGGTAAAATAAATCTGCTTATGAATTGCGTTAGTTTACTTTACAGTTTTGATTGATTACCCACCCCATCTAACATTCAACATAGCCAGTACTTAAAAATTAAAATAAACTGAATAGCGGGGTGAGAGTTGCTGACAGCACTGACAGCACTGACAAAATTAGTAGCACTAAAGTTTGGAAATGTGAAATAAATATACTATATTTATGTAAACAAAAATAAATAATAATATGGAACAAATGAAGTATTTAAACAGAGATGAGTATGAATTAGTATTGCAAGAGCAGTATAACTTATCAACATCAGCTGATATCATTCAATTGATAAATGATTCTAAGAAGTATAGCATAGAAATATATGCTAATAATAACAATGTAGTAAGTGAAAGGCTTGATTTTATATTATCAATCATAACACAAGCAACTGAATTTAGAAGATTGAGCTTTAAGCAGTGGAAAGCACTTAAAGCATTTTGTAGAGATAATAGAGTTGCAAATGAAATTGAAACAAAAACATTCTAAAACAGCTTTTTCAGTTTTAGAAATGATATATATTACTATACAAAAATAAATAAGATGGCAAATCAAACACAAACAAAAAGTTGTAATCACTGCAACAAATCCAAACCTACTTCAGAGTTTTATAAAAAGACTAAATCTAAAGATGGTTTACAGCCTACTTGTAAAGCATGCTGCAAAGTAGTAAACACTAACTTTCGCACTATCAATCCTCAATATCAGATTGAATGGCAAAGAACTAATAATAAAAAATGGACTAAGTATATTGGTCAATGGAACAAAGTAAATACAAAAGCAGATAATTCTCGTTCAGCAATTTACTATATTATAAACCCTGAACAAAAGGTATATGTAGGACACACTCAAACTCGTTTCTACCAAAGAAAATCAGCACATAAAAAAGAATACAAATTAAATAAAGGAGCAATGCCTTATCTACATCAGTCTTTTGATATTTACGGCTACGATAATCATAAGTGGGTTGTTTTAGATATGAGTGGCATGGATAAAGAAACTCTTCAGATGATTGAATATAAACTAATCAATCATTTTAATAAAACAGGAATGACATTAAACAAAAGATTAAAATAAAACAAATGAGAAAAGATAAATCAGATTACGCAATGATACAATTGCCAAAAGAAGTCCACACAACGTTAAAAGAATATTGTGCACATCACGGATTTAATATGTCCGGATTTGTATCAGCATTAATTAGACAAGCATTAGCAAATAATAAAAGAAAGTAATATGAAATGTATATGGAGATTTGGGACTTGGTTTGAAGGATTACTAAATGTAATCAGCTTAGGTCATTCTAAACAAATTGCAGGATTTATTGCAATTAAAGTATTTGGATTAAAAGATTGTGGATGCGAAAGACGTAAAATCGCTTGGGATTCATTCTTTGGTTGTCAGGAGGGCATTAAATTATAATTATGATAAAGATATTAACTGAAGCAGAAAGCGCTCAAATGCGACTAAAAGAATTAGAAACAAAGCGATTGTGGAGTAGAGAACAAATCGTAGCAGATGCGAAACTATTCCGTTCAATGCCTGATATGGGAAATACAAAGTACATAGTAGGTGAGGAGAATTGGAATGGATTCTTTAAATGGTTAGAATCCAACGAAGCAAGGGAAGTATGGAATAGGAATCCTTACATTTTAGAATTAGCAAAATATTATACAAACAAATAAAAACAATTATGAAAGCAGAAAAAGCAACATTAGATTTCGGAAGCACAAAAAAGGTAGACCCTAACTCACTTTACTTAGTGGATTTCAGTAAAATTACATCAGTACAATCGTTAATACTGATATTCGCAGCAATGGGTATATCATTCTCAACACATCACCCACAATTTGAAGTAGTAAAAGAATTTCTTAACTTAGATAATCCTATTCCAATGCAACCACAACAACCACAGCATACTGATATTAAATTACCAAGATTAAAACCTGTTAAATAATGGAAGATAATGTGACAACAATTCCGCCAGAAGCAGTAGTACATCCTCTTTCATTAGAGGAGTACAATGAACTTAAAAATTTCACTGCTACATTGGGAGCAAGATTGCCTGATGGTAAAATGAGTTATGTATGGAATACATATAATGTATTAAGAGGTGTACATGAAACACAACCCTGCGGATGCCAATCGGCAGCAGGACATTGGGTAAACGCAATAAACTATTTAAAACAATGGGTAAAATCCAAATCGATATAACTGGTAGCTTACATACTGAATGTAGTAATAGGTTACAAACATTGTATTTGGAATCACATAATTGGTTAATTAACATTGCTAAAAATGTTACCAAAGACCAAACAAACGCAGAAGACTTAGTGCAAGATTTGTATGTCTATCTTGCTGAAAAGTGTAATCCTAATATCTTTTGGGGTAAATCATACAATATAATGTATTGCCAACAATTTTTGAAACATAGATGGATTAATAAAGCAAAAAAGAATTCAAAGATGTTTTATAGAGAGGAAATACATTCAAATGAAACGGACATACCATATGATGAAACAAAAGATTTAGAAATGCAGACTGCATTTGATGAAGTACAATCTGAATTAAAAAGATTGGAAACAACTAAACTATGGCCACAATCAAAGATATTTCAATTATATTGGTGTTCAGAAAAAACATTAGATGAAGTAGCTAAAGATATTAAAATAAGTAAAAGTACAACTTTTTTAGCAGTAAAGAAGATTCGTAACTATCTTAAAGAAGTTATAAAAAATCCATATGAAAATGATAATTGAGGTAAGGACGTGTATTAAGTGTGGAGAAGAGAAAGAGATAAAGCAAAAAGCTACACATGCTAATAACGTATGTAATGAGTGTATGAGAGCTAGGCAAAAGGTATATGCGAAAGAAGCAGCAACAAAAGCAGGTAAGGGTTCTATTGTTGGTAGAAAGCCATACCCAGGTGGATTCGATATAGCTGGTAGAAGTAAGTTTTATAGATTAAAAACTGAATTGGATAAATGTACACATAGAGAAGAGTGGATACCAATTATTAAAAGAAACTTAGATATAACTCTTAATGATGCAGATATAATACAATGGATAAAAACGGAAAAGGATGATGAACCAAAACCAAAGAAGCCAACTAAGATAAAAACGGATTACCCAGATACGAGAGGAATGACGTGGGAGGAATATATGGAAGGGCTGGGTGAGGATGATGTCGATTCGTAAGGAAAAAAAATTGATAGCAATGATAAGACAAGAAACATACCAAGCATTAGCAGATACATTCGGTACGGGATTAGGTGTAGCAGAATGGGAAGGTAATTTCTATCCACACTATACAAACATAGCAAAGATGCCGGATGAGATGAAGGTAATAGCACTAACTAACTTCGTAATAAGA